GTAAGTTTCAATCATTTGGTCAACAACATCCCATATCTCGATATCAACCTCGTAATAGAGCTCTCCATTGTCTCCTACCAGCTGATTAGCTGACAGGAGTTTGAGACCTCGAAGAGGAATACCTCGGGAAGTGTTGAAAACCATGCCGTTCACAGTACTAACTCCACGAATTCCATTGACAGTGTCGTGACGATTCAAAGGACTTAGACGACCAACTCGCGCAATGAACAAAGCCATTGCTCTCGGAAACGGTTCAACAAAATCGTCAAAAGCCATGTTCACAAGATCCGAAGGGTAGGGGTAGGGTGGATCCATCATATGAACCATCGTGGCATTGTAAGCTCGCCAAGGTGGATTCAAATATGGTTTTCCCCACAAACATGGTCTGCCCATCACTCTGGCGACTGACTCCGAAATCGGTAGTTTTCTAACGTTTGACGTATAAGTCGCTTGCAATGGTGTCTGACCACGTATGCGGATTTGACAATTTTCAGGGGCTGAATCAAGAATTTTCATCTGGGGATGACCAGGGCCAGGAGTGTAGATTTTCTTACCATACAACTCCGTTGGGATTTTCCCAGCACATGGGAAAAGGCTGTGTTTTGAAAAGCGCTCTTCCAGTTTCTTTCTTACCATGACATAATCAGAGTAGAGGATTTGCTGATTGAAAACATATCCTTCTTGATAGTCTGGATCGTCAGGATTTCTCCAAGATGCATACAAAAACCCGAGAATTGCTGGGTTGTTGCGTTCGCTCAACAGAATGGACATGCAAGTACCAGGATCAATCAAATTGGGCGCATAACACTTGATGGCTCTCTTAGCCAATCCATTCAAACACTCACAATGTTCAGCAGTAGTCACCAATTCATGGAATTTTCCTGCGTTATAGCCAAGAATACGAGCTTTCAAATTTCCAGCTCCATGTTCTGTTGGAAGTAATCGTGTGTGATCTTTGAAATTTCGACTGTGTGACATCCGGAACATGAGAAGATCGAAGTTCTCAAACCGTTCTCCTGAAGAGAGAGCAAAATCAAAGTACATGCGTCCGAATACTGAGTTCGAGTTTTGAACGCAGTACCCTTTTATTCGAGATACTTTTTGGTTGGCGAATACCGCTCCTTTGTTGAAATAGTGAGCATTCATCAAGACATATCCATTCTCCAGGCACACAAACTGCGCTCGATATCGAGTGGGATCGTCATCTTGCGTGAAAAAAGCTTCAAGAACGCAATTTTTCAAAGTATTGGTGGCTTGAGTGGGGGAAGCTTGAACCATGCGTGCAGGCTGTGGAATCCTGGCTTTCGGAAATGGAATTTTGCCAAGCCATGAAAACATAGAAGTTTCACGCTCGGGATCATTATCCAAAGTTCCAGCAGAAGCAGACAAACGATTGCTATTCCAGCATGAAACTCCCAATGAAACCAATCCCAATAAGCCGACGGCTATTGTGATTGATTCCGCAGGGTTTTCTTTGGCGTACTTGACGAGCGATTTATGCTGAATCCTTCTGTCCATGAGCATTTTCTCAAGTTTTCTCTTCCTAGCAG